GTATATAAATTTATTACGTTTTGGAAGATGAAGATTTATTTGCTTGTTTTAATTTAGCTTTTACCTCCATTTCTTTTATTTCCAATTCTTTCTCTTTGAGCTCTTCTGATTTTTTGTTTTTACGTATTTCCTCATTAAGCTCATTAAGTTTAAATTGAAGTTCTCTAATTTGTTTATCTTTCTCCATAACCATCTCTGCTTCTGCTCTTTGGATATCGTCGTTAACCTTGTTACCATCAATATCTTTTTGCAAAGCAAATTTTTGAGATTCAATATGAGATTGTCTTTCTCTTGAAGCAAGCTCTCTATCTTGTTTCATTAAATCAAACTCTTGCTGCATTTGAACAAGTTGTTCTTGCATTGCTTGCTGCTGCTGCATCATTTCTTGCTGTCTTTGCTGTTCTTCTGCTTGTTTTCTTTCCATTCTCTCTTCAGCACTTTCAGCAATATTCTGAATTTCAGACCAAGATTTTGCACCTTGAATTCTAATTAAGTCTGTAAATGATACAAGACCATTTTGAATCATTGGTTGAGTAAGTCTTTTAAGTTGAAGTATGTTTTCAAAATCATCTGAGCTATTTCTTACTTTAATAGCAAGTTCTGATCTCCATAACATTTCCCAATCAACATCCAACTCTGCAATTGACATATCATCTAGAACATAGTTTGCGATAGGAGGATTATCCTTAAATGCTACTCTTGCTGTATTTACTAAATGATTATATAAATTCTCTACAACTTTATTATGTGTATTGTACAAATCATAAGTTTGATATGCAGATTGTACAATATTTTGCTGATTATTTGTTACAGAAACCTCTGAACCAACCATACCTAACCTTGAGGGGTTGTATGACATTGCCATTGCAATCTGGTTTCTTAGAAAATCTAAATACTGCAACTGATTAGCTAACCTATCAACTGTTGATAAATCAACTCCTTTAAATGCCTGTGCATCCATTGGTGTAACACCTTCCTTTGTAAGGTCAATTGGAAGAACACCTTTATTTTTTGCCATTAACAACCATTTCTTCCATGACCAATTTTTAGGTTTTGCGTGAAATGACATTGTTAATATCTTACCAATATCTCTTGATTCAGTTTCAGCAATCTTTGCCATTTGAAGATTATACTTATACTGATAAGGTTTTGCCAAATCCATTGGAGAAGTTGCTTCTGTATTATTCATCAACTTAGAATAAATAGCTCCAACATATGGTCCTTTTGTTTCCCATGGATTATTTAAGGACTTATACTGATATGGTATTGGTTGTTTTTGAAAATAAATTCCATCTGACATACCAATTTTTGTTGTTTCCCATACTTCTGGTACCCAATGTGTTTCAACTTTTACATCTGTTCTTTTATTTGGTTTGTATGATTCATCAATCCAAAACCTTTCAAGTTCTCCTGATTTTTCATTTACACGTGTTACATAGTAAAGCTTTCTAAGAGACTTCCATGCAAGATGTGTATATCTAATATCTCCTCCTTTTGAAGCAACACCCATTGGCCCTGAATATAAATGTTTCATATACTCTTGGCCTTCTTTACTTCTAATATCAGGAGCTGCATCAATAATTGCAGGATTTGCTGCAATAGTTGCAACAAGTTTTGGATCAGATGCTCCTGGTTTTCTTGGACTTCTATTTAACTCACGTGCATATGTTTCAAGCTTTCTTCTTATTTCTGGATCAGAATCTACTTCATCTCCATGCCATGCGTATATATCATTATACATAACAAACTGCTCATATTTCCATGCAACACCTTCTTCAATAAACCTTGAGTTGGGTCTTGCAATATGAAAGAAACCCATTGCATCTACATGTTCTACAAAAGGCATATTATGTCGTATACCAACTCTGTATACTTCTTCACCTGTTATGATTGCATGTTTAAAACCCTCATCTGTCACATATTTAAGATCAAGGTAATCTGTTAGAAACTCAACAATTCTTTGAGCCTGTATTTCAGATGGACCTTTATAATCTTTACGCATGTACTCATTTATCTCTTTTGGAGTCATTGCTTGAGCACGCTGTTGGGTTTGTGATTGAAGTTCTTTTTGTTGTTTTGGATTTAAAGAATAAGGATCTTGAATATTATTCTCCATCATTATAGCCATCTGAGCTTGCTGAATAATGGGATCAAGAATTTCTTTTTGTAAATAATCTTGAAGTAATTCTAATCTTTTTCTTTTTCTTTGATTATTTGCATATGATGATGTGTCAACTGCAATTGGATTTAATGCCTTTTGTTGTTGTTCTCCAACCATTGTTTTAGCAATCTGTTCCATTGCAGGGTGATGTTGGACATTTTCATACCCTGACTCCATATCTTCATCACCATTATTAAAGTCATAGTTTTCACCATATAGATCCATAGATTCCTGACCATTACCATTGTAAAGGTCATAATTCATCTTTAGTCTTCTATACCTACTTTTATCTTGTATTGGGCTATATACATGATCTATATAATCAGCACATTCTTCAGCCCACTTAAAGTTCTTTTTTGACTTTTGATACCAGCTTATTCTTTGATTAAAAATAAACTGTGAATTTTCTGTAAGTAGATCTGAATTATCTTTATTATATTTATTAGCCATTACTATTTTTTTAAATTAAGAAAACCATGCTGATGCTCTTCCTTTATGACTATTTCTTTTTATTTCTTTTTCAAAAAACTCGTCAAGTTCTTTATACTCATCTTTGCTTGGGTCTTCTTCTTTAAATACTTGTTCTCTCTCTTGAGATAACCATAACATAAGAACTTTTAATGCTGAAATACCATCCATATTTTGTTCTCTGTCATAATTAATAAGCTCCTTTAATATTCTTGGAGACTTTATTTTATTTAGATTATATAGCACTTTACCATCATCTAATGTCTTCCAGGGTTCAAGTAACCATTGTCTAATTAATTGTTCACAATGTATGCTTAGTTGTTTTGATCCCATATTTACTCCCCATTCATATTTTGTTGAGGGGTTAGCAACTGCTTTTGAAACAGCCTCATGTGGATTAATCATAAGCTTGTGTACATATCCTTTCATCTTACAATAATTAATAAAACCAGGTATATTGTTTTCTGGTAAAATTAATGCATTGTAATAGTGTGCTAATTTCAAAGCTATCTCATGCATTTCAGATGGCTGATCATATCTTCCAATCCATTCTGCAACAAGACTATCTTGCTCTCCTGGGTTATGTCCATCTGCAAATCCTTTATAAACAAGAATTGCTCCAAGTGATGTACCATGACCTTCATCTCTAATGGGATCATATACAACTTTATAAAGAGATCTTCTATATGTTGGATTTGCTATAAACTCAACAGGATGTTCGTATATTACAACCTTTGAATTAAGACCATGCTTATATGAGTCAAGATTCAATTCTGTAATTGGTAAACTTAATCTACCATCATTTAAATACTCTTCCCATTTAACAGACTTTCTTTCAGGATCTGTCCAATGAAGATCTCCTATTGATGCAATTGTTTCAAATATTTGTTTTGCCTCAACTTCAGATAACCACTGCCTAAGCTTTGCAGTTGGAAATATATTTGCTGTTGGAGACAAAAACATTTCTGATGGTACAATTGGTCTTGACATCATATACTCATCAAGAGCAGCAGAATTTGGTGATTCTGATAATATTTTCCTCATATACATCTCTTGTGCAAGAGATTTCTCTAAGTCTGTATTACCATTTTCATCCTTAAAATCTGAATCTACATAATATGCAGGAACAAAGAAACCAATTGGTTTTGCTCTATTCTCCCATTTATCATGAAATCCTAAACAATGCCATGATTCAGGATCCTCAAATACAATCTTTGATTCAAGAATCTTTTCCATATTACCTGCTGTACCAATCATCATTGTTGATCCAAACTTATTCTTACGTCTTTGTGCTGTATCATTTGCACCAAGAACAGTTAATAAGTTAGGCATCAAACCAACCTCTTCAATAACAATAACAGTAGGACGTGTACCTACTGCAGCCTGTGGGTTTTCAGTTGTAAAAACACCATGATAAATTACTGTACCTGTACCTTCTTTAACCCATGTACCTGCAATTTTCTTCTCATATTCATGTCGATATGGAGATCTGTTATTGTTGGGCCCAAGAGATCCTTCTGAATTTACATAAAAATACCCTGGAACAAAGTCCTCATGCTTACCCCATGAACCAATATGTTTCATGATATGGTCTTGGGATTGTGAAAACTTTTTAAGTAAATCTGAAGACTTTGCAGCAATTGCTGATCCAACATATATTTCTACACCTGATGGATCAATCAAATACTTTTCATCAAAATACTTCTTACCAAAGAACGTGTACTCATGTCCAATAACAGCATTACCTGCATAATAACTTTTTCCCCAACCCCTTGGGCCCAAAACCATTAAGTTTTTTGCTTCATTTCCAAAAAGAGCTTTTCCTTTTGGTTTATCAAAAGTTTGCTTTAAATAATCTCTTGCATCTATGTACTTTTTAAAAGTACCATCTTCTTTTTTGATATGAGGTATTTGATGCAGTTTTGCTTCTTCTTTTGGAGTAAGATTATCTTTTGGGTTTACTTTTAAACCTTTATCTTTTGCCTCTTTAACTTTCTCCCATTTCTTAACAATCCTATTACATGTGTATTCAGGATCATCATCAAATCCAGAAAACCCTCTTGCAGTAATCCATGAATATGATAACCACCAATCAATATCCCTTAATAAAGGGTTAATTGTAATTGTAGCATTACCATCCTCATCTTCATCTTTAATTACACAGAAGTTAATATAATAATATAAGTTTCCTGGCATCCATCTCCATCCACCAAGGTTTCTAGATTCATCTTTATCTAAACCCCAAAACCCTTCTAAACATCTCTTTTCTTGTTCTTCCCAATACTCTATATACTTATGTGATTGGGGATGATATTCAGGGTGTTCTCTATTTATAAATGGTTTAATATTATATAACTCTGGAAATATTCTAATAGGTTTTATACCATCTATTTCCATAAAAAATAATTTAATTAATCTCTAAGAAATGTAGGATAAACTCTAATTGTTTCAAATGTAACTACATATCCTACTTCTAATAAATAATAATCTTCTTCTTCTTTTCTTCCTTTATTTTCAGGTGTTTCAAATGTTGGTTCAAATACTCTATAAAACATTGAAACAGGTATTGAATAGTCTTTTGTGTTAAAAGTAACATCAAACAATTCAAGAGTATCATTACCAACCATAATAGAATCTTGAGGATTTTCTTTAAAAACAAACTTTCTCTGAGGGTATATCTCAGATAACGTTCTAGTTAAATAAATCTTCAAAATCTTTCTTGCTCTTAAAAATGCATTTGACAACAAAGAGTCATTTTTTGCATTTTCATACATTGCTGTATCAAGATAAATTGGAACTGAAAACCCAACCATTTCTTTATAAATAGTATCAGGCTCAACCATTACTTTGACAAGGTTCTGCTCAATAATTTTTAAGCTTGTATCCTGAGATACTTTAATTTCGTTTCTTATCACCTGACTTTTTTGACTTTTTTGGTTTTGTTGGGTCGATGACTTTTCTCTTTGGGTCTGTGTATATGCTGTCGATACCAAACCAATTACCATCATTATGGTAATACCTATATTCTTCAATAATCTTCTCATCTTTTTTACTGGGTGTTTTTAATTTATTAATTGGACATTTAACTATTATCAGTGCTATTAAACTAAGCACCACAACCTTCGCATTCATATGGACTATCTGGTGGTTTTACAATTCCTATTTCTTTCTTTAATCTCATTAACTCATCTGCTAATTTAAATTTTAGCATCATATCATTTGTTTCAGCCATTTCTGCTTCAACATCATAAATTTTAGTTTCAATTGCTTTTAGTTCATGTTCTGTCAATTGACTTAATTCTTTCATTATCTTCAATTTTTTTTATTGATTCAATAACAACATATTTACTATTCCATGATCCATGGTACCAATACTTCCATTTACCATTTTTATTTTCTATAAATTCCAAATCGTGGTTTTCATTTATTATATGAAACCCTTTTTTAACTCCATGTTCACTCCACGTTATATCGTAAGAAGTACCAACATAAGTTATATTTCCCTTGGTTTGTTTATTATGAAAATGTCCAGATAATACTAACTTGAAATTCTTGAACATTTTACTATCCATACCATCAGTATAAGTATGTCCCGGAACTACTTCAAATGAATTGATATTAAAATGTCCCATAGTTACATTATGAGAATTTTCTTTATAGAATTTTTTAAGGTTTTCCAGGTTCATCTTTACCCTCCTTTAGAAATTCCTTCCAGTTGATGCAAAGTAAAGCTACGACCAAAAGGCATACAACCCCTTGCACCATTTTTTCTTTAAATTGTATAAGGAAAACTGCGCCGATTAATAT